TTTTTTTTGCCATTTGAGTAGTTTTCCTAACTCTTATATTTTATTTAACTTTTTATATATATTTTTTTATATTTTATTTTTATATGTAATAATACATTTTAATAAAAAATTCAAATTTATATATTTTATTTTTAAAAAAAAAGAAAAAAGTTATTTATTTTTCCAATGCTTAGTTATTTTCTCTGCCGAACGCATTCCGAAATAACCACCATAAACTAAAAGTAATAAAGAAGAAAGTAAATCAATCCAGTTAGTGTATATTTTAAAGCCATCTAATGAACTATCTAATATAATATATATAAACAGTGTAAAGGTTAAAAAAGCAAGTGTTAAAGGTCTTATATTTTGCGTTAAATAACTATCTGTATTATTGTCAGATACCCACCTTTTTGTGGTTTCTTGCATTTCTATTTTATCAAAATTTAATTCTTCTAATAAAAGTTGCTTATCTGCTTCGCTTAGTTTTTCATCAGCTCCGATTTTAGAAGCTAATATCTCTAAGGCTTCTATTCCTGTAACGTTAGACGCTATTTTTAACAATTCTGGTGCAACTTCTTTGCCTTGCTTTAATAACCAACGTAAAGCATCTCCAACTCTTGTAGTACCGTTTTTATCTTTATAACTAGGCATTGTTCCAACGTGCTTTAGTTTTTCTAATATCATAATGAGTGAATGTTTTATACATTCCCAAACCACCCTGTAAAATTTCGCCAGACATTATCAAATCTTCTAAATAATCGTAAGTATCTAAAATAGGGTCTAGTCCTTGAATAACAATATCCGCTGCATTACCTAACAAGTGTTGAGAGTTGGGAGAACCACCGACCGCTTTATTATGTGCTTCACATCTATAAGCACTATTTATAATTATAGGCATTGCCACATTATCTCTAATGTATTGCAATTGACTTGCTAATTTAGTTATATTCACTAAAACATCATCGGGCATTTCACAACCACACTTACATTCAAATTCTTTTATACTAAAATTTTTAGTCATTTTTTTTCTTGTGCGTTTCGTATATTTTTTGTGCTGTATATCCTATGGATAAAATCAACAATATAATTTTTAAACCATTTTCTATCTGCGTAAAACTAACCCCAAAGGTAACTGCATTCAATATAGCTATTCTCAAATCTTGTATATTCATAATATTATACTGGGCAACTTATTGTAGTTTGGAACGATGTATTAACAATCGGTGCATATACATAAACATAAACAGGACTTAATGAACTAACTGTAAATTGTGCAGTTCCACTTCCTGTTCCTTGTATTGTTTCTGGAGGTAAACCTCTTGCAGCCAAAGCATTATCTAAATCTGTTTGGTAAGTTGCACTACCTCTGTATCCTGTATCTAAAATTATAACTCCGTCCTGCATTATAACCCACTTATCTGGTATACTGTATGCTTGATAGGTTAAAGTTGAAGTGCCTGTAACTCCTAAATTAAAAGTATAAGTTTCTGGATAGTCTTGATTGCCACTATAAGTATATTGATTACCACAAGTAGCTTCTATTAATGCACAAAATTCTGGAAACTCTGGTACACTAGCTTTATTTTTATCGTCTCCCCAATGTGAGTAACAATATATTTCTCCCCAATTTATGTTATTTGCCATTGTTATTTTATTTTATTTTCTAAATATGATACTCCAAAAAATTGGTGCATTCCCTCGTTTTGTAAATCTACACTATAAGTTTTCCAACCGTATGGGTGTTTTTCTAAATCGTGCCATATAACGTCAATGTGATATTTATTGCTAAAAACAGGCTCTTTTATGATTTCAATTTTATCATCTATAAATTCATATTCAGCTTCTTGTAAAACAATATGACCTAATTTAACTATTTTATGGTTATGCGTTTTATATTCGTTGCCTTGAAAATCATAATCAATACCTAAGTCTTTTATTTTTTCTTCGGCTTGTTCTTTGTCGTTAAATTCGTATTTGCCTATTCTCATAATTCAGTCATTTTTTTAATTTCAGCATCGCTTAATAATTCACCAAAAACTTGTACGCCATAAACCTTACCTTGAAAATTATAAGTTCCAAAATAAGAATTAAATTGAAAACTATTTAATTGGCTAAATTCTATTGAAGTGTTATAAGAATTTAATAATTGACCGTTTGCAAAAAGTCTATAACTACCATTTGACCAACCTATTGCAGCTTTTATTCTACCCCCGCTATGACTATAATTATACGATACTGCTCCTGGAGCTGGTGCGTTGTTGATATAAAAATTTAAAATATTATTTGGTTTAAAATCAAACAATAATATATAATATCCTAAGTCTTGTAATGAAATACTAGAAGATTGACCAGCATTTAATTCAAAAGGATTAACATCTATAAATACAACGCCTTTATTTTTATCAAATTGAGTTTGTCCGCTTAATAATGTTGTAACTTGGTAATCCTCTGACCTTGTTACAGTGCTTCCCTCTGTTTTTATATAGCTTGTTAAATAATTCCCAACCTCTGTCTGAACCCCCCAAACATAAGCAAAAGAAGTATAAGATGTATCACTACTATCAATATTACCGTCAGTTTCACGAGGACTAAAAGTTAAACTTAAAGATGTATGTGCATCAGAAGTATATGTAAAGTAAATTCTGTACCAACCGTTTGGGTAATTTTCTACATTATAATCTATTAAAGTGAAATTAGATGTCGCTTGTGCATAATAAATTAAACCTGTATCAAACCTAAATCTAATATCAACTCTTGACGGATAAGAACCTTGCGACCTCATTGCAAAATAATTATCTTCCCCTTGCTTTACAAATACAGACGTTGTATATGTTATCGCACTAGTTGATTTGTATATAAAATGCGTTCTATAACTTGCACTAGTTGAAGTTCTTTGTAATTTAACCGCTGTTTGTTCTCCACTTGGAGCAATACTATCATTTTGAGTTATAACAGTATTTCCAGCATTCCAATTTGTACCCTCAAAATTTTCACTGTATAAAGCTAAATTAGTGCGTTGTGGCTCTAACAATAAACTAGGACAATTACTATTTAACCAGTCTAATCTAGGAACATTATTATTTTTATTTTCTATTAAACCGTTTTCTTGAATTCTAGTTGCATTACTGTTTCTAGTAAAACTAAAATCGCCATCGCCATTTACAGGTAAAATAGAATATACTTTACTTGTTTTGTATGCACTAGGAATTAACGCTAATATTGGTCTTTTCATTATTTTTCTATTATTATTGAAGTGCTAGTACAATACCACCATTGACCGTTCACTTGTAGTCTAAGCGTTACCACTTGACCTCTGTTTATTTCTATTGACTTACCAAAATCTAAAATAACAGTTTCCCTTACATTATTTCCGTGGCTACTTGTTTGACTTCCTTTTAAAACTCCGTCTATATAAACACTTAAAGTTATTGAATTACCACTTGGGAATTGTCTTGTAGAATAAGGTAATGATGATATTTGAAATTGACTAAAATAAGCATCATAAGGGACACCAATACCGCCATAAGCATAAGGGAATACCGTTGTAGCACCTGTATCATATAATGTGTAAGTGCTAACCCCACTAATATAGTGCCTCCACGTAACAGATATTTTTTCAGTTGTTAAACCTCTGCTAGTGTACTCCCTTGTTTTAGCTTTTAAAACGTTATTAATCATTTACTTTTTTCCTTTATTAAAGGTTTGTTTTGTTTCTTTAAATAAGACATCAACTTATTTAAGTTTTTTTCCTTTACTTTATACTTCATAAAACCCAACTATTATAAACTGTATTTGTATCTGGGCTTATATCTTCGTTTGTATTACTTGTATATTCTGGGAATTTAGATTGATTAAAACATAAATAATCTACTAATCTAGTACTGTAATAATTTGCGTACTCTCTTGCCTTGCCTACTAAGTAATCAACTTCGTTTTTATTTACGTTTTCTGCTGTTTCGCTAGAATGTTTAAATACGCCACCGTTTTTGATTTGATACGCTGCAAATGGTATATAATTAACTTGTGCGAACCATATTAAAGTTGGTTGAACATAATCGTTTACAAGTGCTAAATAATCTCCTGTTAAAGTACTATTTTTAATGTCCGTACTTATTCGGTTATATAAATCCGTTCCTAGTAGGTTTTGTATGTCAATTTCTTGACCTAACTTAATAAACTGAATAAATTTATCTGTATCTACGTTACCATCTAAGATAGAATTTCTTACTAAGTCAGTTCTTGATATAAATAATGCTGTTGCCATTTAGTTTTTGAATTTCATTTTGTTCCAATATTCGGCTGTATAACCTTTATACTTCATATCCTTTGGTGCTACTGGTACTTTTTGAGCGTTCTTAGGGAATTTAAAACCTTTACTTTTAGCTTGACCGCTTGTTATTTGGCTTTTTTCACCATTTTTAATTTGATAGGTTTTTCTAAACCACTTATGATTACATCTTGCACCGCCTTTATATAACCAGATGGAATATTTTCCAGAGCCTTTTTTCCCACCTTTTGCAAAACTTGGATTAACCTCTTTTTCACCCATTCGAACGATGTCCTCTTTACGATACACTTTTCCTGCTTTTACCATTTTAGAACAAAACTGTCTGCTGTTTGACCCAGC